CTCTTCTAGGTAACCAGAAGTCTTCAAGCATTGAAAGGTGTTTTCTATCATCTCTGAGTTCACCGGTGTTAGCATCATATACCATTTTATTACGGTATTTAATCATGATGTCACGCATATATTGTTCGGCCTTACCTTTAGGTAAATTGCCAACGTCAATATAAAAAATTCTGCGTTCAGGAGCTCTTGATAATCTATAGATAACCACAGCATCTTCAATCATTCTTAATTGATTGAGTGCTTTGATTGCCTTGTGTAGGTATGAAATAACAAAGGTGTTCTTTGCATCCATTAAACCAGAGTTTACATTAAGTATCGAGTCTGGTGCAATCTTGAGACCTTGATTGGTGCCGGCAGTATATGTTTGAGTAACTGTTCCACGATCATTGAACACATAGTATTCAGCAATCGAAAGAATAATTTCTGCGCCAGTTTTAGGATCTCTTCCTTTTTTAATCTCTCGTACTTTCCTGATCTTTCTGGGATCGGTGTATCGTAGTTCTTGAATGCCTTCTTTGGGATTTTTATCGTTTACTAGAACCTGAAAATACATTCTACCATCGATATACCAACGCCTGAAAATATCTCCACCTAAATTCTGAAAATTCAACATTCTCAATACATTACCAAATTCTTCGGTAATCAATTTCTTGATTCTTTCTGGTTGTTTGAGTTTGTCTAAGACGATATCAACAACTTTATTATCTTTGGAATGTGTGATAGCTTCATCAACAATTTCCATGATTGCCATGTCACATTCAGGATGATTTGCCATTTCTCTGTAACGAGTAATAAGTTCCAACTCATTACGAACCGAACCTTCTAGGTCAACATATGTTCCGTAATGTGCATTCTGTGTGATGGTTACTGCACCATCATCTAGTGCTGCGGTCGGAAGTGTAAAGGAGGCCTGTTCAGGTTTTTCGTTCTGAACAATATCCTTATTACCTATCGTAAATCCGAATAGTTTTATTGATGCCACTGGTTTATCCTTTTTTCATTATAAAAAGTACGGTGGAAGATTTCTCTTCCACCTTTACTTATGCTACGCTATCCTCAGTAGATTCCCACCACTGGTAACTCAGTGAAACTGTAAATTCTTCAATAGAATCATTTGAACCCCAATCTACATCGATTGGAGACAAATCAGTTGGGAAAACACCGATAAACTTATAACGTTTCAATACATCACCTTGTTTACCATATTGTCTAACTTCAGAGTCTACAGTATAACCCAATGATGTTGCTGCAGCAGCATTTCTTAAGTTGCCAGCATGACTGTTGATACCGTTCATCCATCTTTCGAATGCATTACGGATAACAAAGTCTTCATCATTAATAACAGACACGGTCCAATCTGCGAACGTTCGATTACCTGCAAATTTCAGTTCACGGCCAAAATATTGAACGGGAACAGAACCAACCGATGATCCTGGTAACTGTGCTGTCTTACACATAAAACTCATTTTAGTTTGAGCATTTCCTGGTAACGCAAAAGCAGGAAACGGCATACTCACCTCAAATAAATTTGGGCGAGCGCCATCTCCTTGCATTTGAGATCGGAATTCATTTACATTAAATGCCATTTTCTTATCTCCTCTCTCTTATTTATTAGAACTGCCCAACAACTTCTTGGAACGAAACACCAGTGCGTACAGCAATGAAATTAAGTTGAATGAAGTTAATTGAACGGGATGGTTTAATATAGATATCACCTACAAATTCATTACGGTCAATGACTTCTGGAGTGTTATTTGTGGTATCACACACAACACGGAAATCATAGACACCACGGCGACCCTGAACTTCACGAAGGAAAGGTTCAACCAAGTTAACAAATTGAGCTCGAGTAAATTCATCATTAAACTCAAACATACTTGAACGTGCAGCTTTAGCAATAGATTTCTCTAGAACAATAAAGAGTCTGCGAACGTTGATTCTATCAAATGCGCTAGGTCTGGACAACAGTGTCTTATCACCATACAAGACTGTACCTTCTCCGGGGAATGTAACCACAGGGTTGACACCGTTTTTGTATAAATCATCACGGTTAGCTTGTCCTGGATTCCAGGCCAACTTAACAACATTTTTAATAACACCACGATTGAAACCAGCTGGTGAGAACCAAGGATCTCTTTCAACATCAGTTCTGACTGTTAATCCAGCAATATCACCATTTAATGGAATCCAACGATACACATCGTTGTACTTATCATATTGATATTTCCAGCCACTATCCATCACAACATATGATGATGATGTATAATTTGCACGTGTTGAAAGAATTGATGTTGTTTCCGAACCTGAGTTGTCAACAACATCCGATTTTTGTGGTGAAACAAAAACCAAACAATCTTTTCTACTCTCTGCGATACCAATAAGGTGATTGACCAGTGTACTTCCTGTTGTTGGTCCGGACATAATAAGTGAAACGTCCACCGAGTCAGCGTTAGAAAACAGATTATATGCTTGCTGTAAATCACCAACAGAAGGTGCAGTTGAAGTACCGCCAGCTAGTGTGAAAGTATCAGCAGCTGTCATTCGAGCAAAGCTTTTTCCTGCAGCTGTTGTACCCCAGTTTGTACCGTCTGAATTATGTTTCGTCCACCAAACATATTTTGAACGCTCGTTAATAACATCTTTGTAATAGTTACTCGAACCATCGGAATTTTTAGCATCGGAGGCTTTCGAAACATATCCGAATCTTTCCAAAACCGTGTTTGCTGCACCTGAAATGTTTCCGTTGGTGTCATAAACCACGATATGCAATTCATCATGATGTCCGTTTCTGTCTGTAACATATGTCGATGTGTTTGCTGCTGAATCGAAAGTATTTGCAAATGCCCAACCAGTAAAGGTGTTACCATCAGCAATAGAAACACCCAAAGAATTGCCTAACGTACCTGGCCATTTAGCAACGAAGTCATCGTTACCTGAACCAGATGAGTGATTGTTTTCATAGTCTGTTGAATTTTTGATTTGTATGCCAACATTCGATGTTGTTGCGTTTAATGTTCCTGTGTTCGCTGCACGAACTACCCTCAGGTTACTTCCATATGAAAGGAAGTTAGCTGCGGTGTAGAAATGTCCGAAAGTATTTGATGTTGGTTTACCAAAAGTGTCAACGAGGCGGATTTCATTAGAAATATTGTAAACTTCTTCTACTGGTCCCCACGCAAAATCTCCTGCCAAACCACCAACAGTAGTTGCAACAGAAGGAACAACCGTTGTCAAATCTACTTCGGAGATATTAACTCCTGGTGATATCTGAAAAGCCATATTATGTTCTCCTTATTATATTCATAATCATAAGAAATTATCTCATTTTATGATGTATTTATGTTTTTACAAAGTCGAAGTTTTATAACCTCGGTCTTCCACTATTGACCACATATCATCTCCTTCTCTGAAAGTTTCTTGTCTATAAATGTTTTCATCAAAGAAACCTACTGGAGACATGTCTTCTTCTAACATTAAATTGTGATCATCAGATAATGTTTTTCTTACGTCTGAATCTGTTATTTGTTTAAAGTAACTCTGAGCTGTCAACCAAGAAAAGAATACCAGAGTCATCACGACATCATCATTATTACCTTCTTCAGCTTCATACGAATCTTTAATTCTTACAAAAGTGTTTAACTCCGAAATAGTATCAAAGTCTTCAATGAGCAATTTATCATTTTCGATCAAAGTTTTAAGGTTAGCACAACCTATCTTTTTTACAGATTTGGTTGTTTTTAGTCCAAATGAAACAGATTTTTTAAAACCAGCTGATATGTGTTGACCTTTAATACTGTGGTGCTCTAGCGTAAAGATGTTTTCGTACTCCAGATCATAATGTAAAATATCCACTACTTGCTGTCCAATGTTATTGGTTTCTACCAGAACATATGAATTATTATACTTTCTCGCTGCATTGTATATCATAGTCGGATACAATAAAGGAGAAATAGTGTTATTCTTATATTTAGCTACTTGTCTGTATGGTAACTCGGTGACATCAAATACAGAGAATGCGGAAAAGTCTTGACCAACACCTTCTGCACAATCTACTGTTATAACGTAAATGTGATTCTCTTCTGGTTCTCGATAAACATCGATGTCATCAAAAGATCGTTTAGGATTCTTGAAGGCCAAGGTTCTCAGTTTCGATGCGGGAATTAGTGTTGCTGAAGAACCAATGAACTCACACTCAAATTCCTGTCTGAACTGTTCTTCACTGGTGTTTCGTACCGTCTGTTCACGCCAGGCCTCATCTCTTCCTGGTACCATCGACCAGTGTACTTCAATAGTCTTATAATCTGATCTACCTTCTTCCGCATCAATCCACATTTTATAGAAGTGATTCAGACCGTAGGGAGTAGATACAATAATAACCTTTGTTGTTTTACCGGAAGAGATTACTGGATATGTTGATGTGAAGAAGTCGTTAGCCATATTCTGTGGAACGAATGCAAACTCATCTAGGAAGATTAGGTTATAAGAACCGCCTCGAACACCATCTGCACTTGTGGCATATGCAGCAATCTTTGATCCGTTTTCCAGTTCAATGTTGCGTTTATTCCAAGTAATGATTCCTTGTTGCAACCATATTGGAAGATATTCGAAAGCATATTGTATTCTACTAAGAATATCTTGAGCAAGAGCACCTTTGTTGGCAAGAATTGCAATACTGTAGTTTTCTTGGAATAGTACACACCATAACATATATCCTGCGGCCGTGGTAGTCTTACCAACCTGACGAGGCATCTTTGCAATTGAGAATCTATTTTCATGAAACGTTTGCACCATGCCTTCTTGAAAGTCCCACATAGCAAATGGAACAAGACCATGGTCAACGTTAACAATTTTTACATACGTTTTAATGAAATAGATGGGATCATCAATGCACCTAGCGATTTCTTTTAACTGTTCTTCAGTATAAGAAATCTCTACGCCGGCACGTTTTAACCTACTATTACCAAGATAACCTTCATCACTCATAATTTATTTTAAAAAACTTCTTAACATCCAACCATGCTTTTCATGTGCATCAATTCTACCTGCAATAAAGTCAGCAATACCTTGTTTCTTAAAATTGTCAGCTAAATCAAAAGCTACATCTAAAGTTCTCAAAACTTTAGTATTATCGGATTCAAGTCTTCGACACATTTCTCTAAAATCAGGTACAGAATTTTCACATTCAATATCTGTCATTTCAAGAAATCTCGTCATCGATGTTGGTGCATAAATGTCCAAAGTGCGAATTTCTTCAGCTATTGGGTCAATCGAACCGTGTAATTCGGTATATAAGTCACCTAAAAAACCATGAGCCTGTGCAAAAAGAGGACCCTCTACATTCCAGTGGTAAGCATGAGATTTGACATAGAGCGCAAAGGTATCAGCTAAGGCCTTTTTTAAAATTTCTTGTAGAGTTTCCATCTTTATTCCTTGTTATTTTTTATCATTTTTATTAAATCGGTTGTTGATCCGATGAATACAGCTTTATCAACACTTATAGAATTATTTTCTTTAGTTGAAACACCTGTCAACTCTTTGCGCTTCTTCTGTATATCTATAAGGTCTTTATTTAAGTCTGCCATAGTCTTTATTAGAGTTGCTGCAACTTCGTAAGCTCTGGGGTGTTCTGATTCTTCCGCTACTTTTAATAAATTATCAATAGCACCGTCACTTTTTTGTAACAGTTCTCGTATATTACTTCTTGCTAATTTAAGATCGGAATCCAAATCTGAACTCGTTTCTACTTCCGCAACTACAAGTTCAGATTTAGGTTCTTCAGGTATTGGTTCTATGTCAAATATTTCAGATAAATTTTGATTCAATTGTTTCATGTTATAGTTCTAGGCCACTCAGTTATGGTTTCTGTGAAACCGTATTCATCATCTGGTTGAGCATTAATTGGGTTCGGTTCAGTCACAACAGCAAATGCCTTTACTGGACTTAAATCTACCGAATCAACTGAGAAGAGAGCATTAGAGTAGTCTCCTCTAATTATATCGTTTTCTTCAAGTAACTCGGTTAACTCTTCTACGATTAAAACACCAGTCGAATTATTACTGAAATATGTGACCTTTCCAGTTACTGGTTTGTTACTCACTCTTATTGTTTCACCCGTAGTGAATACCCCATTACCTGTTGCAAAATCAACAAAAACTTTTTGTGCATCGAGTTTTCTTGTATCTGTATAAATGTTCGTATTGGCCCTTCTAATTAAACCAGTATTTGGTGAAATGACGGGAGGAAATATAAATGATTTAACCGTAAAGTTTAAATTCCAAATGATCATTCTAGTTGAAATCATATCTCCTTCATAATCAATCTCAGGCGTAACTGAATTGAGTATGATTGGCATATCATATTTTTGGTCAAGGTCTTTAATCAGGTCCACTGTAACCGTAAAATCTGGCGTAAAGAATGGTAAAATTTGTTCGATGATTTGAGTGCCATCTTCCGTATTTCTAACATAGATAGACATTGTAAAGTCGAAATTATATGGTAAAGGTACATACTGTGAAGTTATACCATTCCCACCAAAAGAGAAGTTTCGTGTTAGTGATACTTGTTTTCTGGAAGAATCATACGTTATTCCTTCCATATTAAAACTTATTCTAGGCAAAACAACACCAAATGAACGAAGAAGGTCTGGATCCGAGGCCAATCTGGTAATATATTTCTCTTTTGGTCCATATGAAAGTGGAACTTTAAGTCTTTCATATTCTGTTGAACCGTCTTTACTGTAACGAACTATTTCAAGATCGTTGAACAGTGTTCCGAAGGCAACCACAATCTTTCTGATTGTTCTATTATAAAAATGACGATTGCCTAACATTAAGGTTCTCCGAACGGATTTTTATCCGTAAAATCTATGATATCCAATCCTTCTTGTTCGATCAGTTTGTTATCAGCTATGTCTTCAAAAATATTCTCACTTACTGGTGAGAATTCATCCACAGACTGCACAAAAGCACGAGCATTACTTGTGTTACCAATTAACTGAGAATTATTAGAGAAGTAACCTTG